CCTCCAAATCGCCACGAGATAACCTTTGCGGTTCCACGATCAGCACCGCTTTGATTTTTGGCGATTCGATGCGTCGCAACACTTCTTGAACGCGCGGACGGCTTTCAATCGTTTCTCCTGATACGACTTCACGATAGCGATTCGTTTCCGGGATCGCGCCTGCATCGGGAAAATTTTGCTCGACCCATTTGTCCAGCATTTGTTCATGCTTCGCTAATGTTTCTTCCACGCTTAGCGTCGGGTCGTCGGTTTGTGATTTCCTTGAGTACAGCAATATTTCGTCTAGCGTGAGTGGTGGTAATTGCCACATGATGCTTCGCCTCGCATTATTTTAATTTTTTGACTTTTCGAGAAGATATTGCAAATTCCGACAATATTATAGTAATATAATGTAGAAATCACACGAACATCAGTTCTGAAGGAGAGTGCCTATGCTCAACATTGAACATTTACGCGAGCTCATCATTGAACAATTAGAAAGTATAACCGACGCAGATTTGCTCGACCTCGTGTATAAATTACTTCTTGCCGAGGGATAAAATGATGGCTTTGACGCTGGCATATTGCTCTTCGGGCAATCCAGACAACATAGACACTACTTCTTGAAATTCAGCGTCTTTTCTCAATTTCGCGATCAACTCAACGAGTTGGTCGTTCTTTTTTGTGTTGTCGTTCGCGTCATCGGCACGTCATAGCCCCACAACCACATTTCGCTAACGTCTAACGCGATGGCCAATTTGTTGATGGCTTTTTGTTTTGGTTCGTACCTGCCCGCTACGTAATTGCTGATCGCGCTTCGATCCAAACCTGTCTCGCGCATGAGATCGGCTTGTTTCTTCCCTGCAGCACGCATCGCTTCTTTGATACGTGACGCGGTCGTGGTCACCTTTTCGTCCTTTGTCATCGATGTCACCTCCTGTCTTTGGTTAAATATTACAGAAAATATTGAGAAAAATCAATGTTTTTTATAATAATTTTTGTGCAAAATGTAGATTTCTCAATTTGAGACTTGACAGGCGAAATTATCTGAATATAATAATACATGTACAGGTTGAGAAAACTCAACGGAAAGAAAGGAGGTGTACATGATGGAGTATGCAAAACTTCGCGGCGAAATTCGTGCTCGATTTCGAACCAATGAAATTTTCGCGCATGCGTTGAACATAAGCCCCGCGTCGTTAAGCGCCAAGCTGAACGGCAAACGGGAGTGGAAATCAAACGAAATCGCGCGAACGTGTGCGTTGTTACATATCCCATTGGAACGAGCGCACGAATATTTTTTTTGCATTGAAAGTTGAGAAATCTCAACGAGGGAGGACCTGATGAACAACATCATTCGAATCCACCGCCCAAACCTCACGATCGAGGAAAAGGCGAAACGTGTGGCGCGCATCAAACTCGCCGCCGAAAAACTCGTCACACAGACGATCATACATAAAAGAAAGGAAACACACTCATGAACAACATCACAATCGAATTCTGCGCGGAAGATCGTGAGCGACTGGATCGACTCATCGCCGCGTTAGAAGCAAAAACCGCGCACGTGATCAACGACGCGCCCAAAACGACAGTCGTCGATCCGGATCAGTTGACGCCTGACGACGTGCAGCAAAAACTCGCCGACACGTTGGCACAATTTGAAGAAAAATCGGACGACGAACCTCCTGCACCGACGACGCCCGTCGTCACCGAAGACGACATCCGAAGCATGGCTCGCGTGCTCATCGAAAAGGGCAAGAAGCCGCAGCTAAAAGAAATCGTCAACAAGTACGCGCCGAGCATTACCGACATTCCGGAAGAATCGATGCCCGCCGTGTATGAACAGTTGAAAAAGCTCGCGGGGGTGTAAACGATGTTAAAAAAGAAAATCATTTACATCGCGGGCCCGATGACGGGCGTGGACAAATATTGGGAAGCGTTCGAACGTGCAGAAGATGATCTGATCGCGCTCGGTTGCATTCCGCTCAGTCCCGCAAAGAATCCAATCGGATTAACTAACGCGCAATACATGCGAATCGATTTCGGCATGATTGACTGCGCGGACGCCGTGCTTTTCTTGCCTGGTTCCCATGTCAGCGAAGGCGCGAAGCTGGAACGTCATTACTGCGAATATATTGAAAAGCCGATCGTGTGTTTGAGAGAACACGCCGGTATATTTGACGAGAAGCTCCCGCGCGAAGTCACGTTCGCATGGCTCAAACATGATTTGGAGGAGGTATTCGGAGAATGAACGGCATCATCATCACGTTGATCATTTGTGTCACGGTAGTGACACTTTGCCTCATCGGTAGAAAGGACACAAAAGGAAAATGAAAACATTCATCGCAGACGCGTTTTTTACCATGTTATGCGGCTTCGTTTTTATCGTTCTTTGCGTTTTATTACTCAATAGTGTATTTCAACCCACGTTGGACAACGTCGAATGGGTCGAAGAAATCTACACAGTAAAAGGCGGCGACAGCCTTTGGTCTATTTCCGGGTATTATTGCCCCGACGACGTGGATCGCAGGGAATGGATCGACGAAGTAAAATCGCTTAACGGTTTAACCGACAGCACCATTCATCCCGGACAACGTCTCACGGTTTTGATTCCTGCCGAAAGGAGGCTGCTCAAATGCACATCGGATTGAACAATCACAGCGAAAGAGCCCACGCGTTGCTGAGCGCATCAAGCGCGCATCGTTGGCTCGCTTGCCCTCCTTCCGCAGTCGCGGCTGAGGCATACCCGAATCAAGACACCGATTTCACCCGCGAAGGAACGCTCGCGCATGAGGTCGCGGAAGCGACAGCGCGCGGTGAGATTTTCTCCCCCGGAGTGGACGACGAAATTATACCAGGCATCACGCCCGAGATGTACGAATGCGCTCAAGGTTATCGCGATTATATCCAAGAGCAAATTAAGGGAGACGAAGCCGTCATTTTGCTCGAGCAGCGAGTGGATTTTTCTCCCTGGGTGCCCGACGGCTTCGGCACGTGTGACTGCATCATCCTGCAGGGCGACACGATGATCGTCATCGATTACAAGTACGGAGTGGGCGTTCCCGTGTCCGCGATCGACAATCCACAAATGAAGCTTTACGCCTTAGGCGCGCTAAACGATTTTGGCTTCGTCTACGACGTGAAGAAATTCGAGATGCACATATACCAACCTCGCATCAATAACGTGAGCGTCGACAAAGGAACCGTCGAGGAATTGATTTCCTGGGCGGACTCGACCGTCAAGTCAATCGCCGAAAAAGCCGCAAAAGGCGAAGGCGACTTCTGCGCGGGATCGCACTGTAAATTCTGCCCGCATGCAGGCAAGTGTCGCGAGTTGACTAAGACTTGCACCGATTTCGTCGAAACGCACGATCTGCGCGTGGCTATTCCCAAGCTCGCGCCGCATGAGATCACCGAAGTGCTCGCGATGGAACCCGTGATCGCGTTGTGGTTGAAACGCGTCAAGGAACAGGCACTCACCGCCATGCTCAATGGCGAAGATATCCCAGGATATAAAGTAGTCGAAGGTAAACTCGGCAATCGCAAATGGGTCGACGAATTGAAAGTCGCGAACGCGTTGAACGTCGCCGGGTACAATCGCGAAGACTACACCGAAACCAAATTGCTCAGTCCTTCACAAATGGACAAAGCGATCGGCAAGAAAAAAGTCGCTGAATTGCTCGACGAATTGATCGAACGCGCTCCCGGTGCGCCTCAAATCGCGCCTGAATCGGACAAGCGTCCCGTGTACGATCGACTCGCTGAAGCGCAGAACGATTTCAATTAAAACCATAAAAAATATTTATATAAAAGGAGATTAAAAAATTATGGCAACTAAAGTAGTAACAGGAAAAGTAAGATTTTCGTATTGTCACATCTTCGAACCTCAGGCTCCCGTAAACGGTGGCGATCCCAAGTACAGCGTGACGCTTCTCATTCCCAAGAGCGACACCGCAACCTACAAGAAAATCCAGGACGCGATGAAAGAAGCGGCTGACAAGTTCCGCGAGCGCAACGGCGCAGCAAGCCTTCCCGCGAAGCCCAATCACACGCTTCACGACGGCGACGGAACGCGCGACAGCGGCGATCCTTACGGACCCGAGTGCAAAGACTGCTGGGTGATCACAGTTTCCAGCAAGCAGAAGCCCGTCATCGTTGACGCATTCCGCAACGAAGTGACCGATCCCACCGAAGTATATAGCGGATGCTACGGACGCGCAGCGATCAACTTCTACGGCTACAATCAGGCCGGCAAGAAGGGCATCAGCGCAGGTCTGCTTTCGATCCAGAAGCTTAGCGATGGCGAGCCCTTCGGCACTGTCGGTTCTGCAGACGATTTCGATGACGACTATCGTGACGCAGACACGGACGACGACGATTTCATGAATTAACTGAATTTTCACACTACACCGTGATCGGGGCGGATTCTTCGCTCCGATCACGTACACCAACAAAAGGAGGAAAGAATGACTTACTCGGAATGCCCGGTATTATACGAAATAAAACGAAAAACCGAACCGCTCATCACTAAAGTGCGTTTGGATGAATTCACCGACATGGTGCAGAAGAATTTCGATTATACGTTCACCGGAGAAAGTATCGTTTACCCGTTTGAATTGCCCCCGCTCGATTTCGATTTCAAGACGCTTTGCATCGTGGGCGCCAGCGGAAGCGGCAAAAGCACGCTGTTGCGTGAGTTCAAAAACTACAAAACCGAGCTGCGAAGCTATAACGACGACGCGATCGTCTCGAACTTCGCGACGCCTCAAGACGCGAGCGAACGCTTGAGCGCGGTCGGACTCAACTCGATGCCTGTTTGGTGCAGGCCTCGTCGCGTTTTATCCGTGGGAGAAGGCTTCCGCGCGGACCTCGCGTTGAACCTCGAATCGTATAGCATTTTTGACGAGTTCACATCGACCATCGACCGCAACGTCGCAAAGTCGACCTGTAACGGAGTTAAACGATACATCGATGACAAGAATTTGCATCACGTGGTTTTCTGTTCTTGCCACAAAGATTATATACCTTTTCTAAAGCCCGACATCGTGATCGACCTCGACACGGAGAAGATATACGACTGCCGAGGTGCTGACCTGGGGGAAACATTACCCTACATATCTACCAGTCCGATGCTCGCGATTTGTGGGGAATATTTAGGAAGCATCACTATTTAACCGCGGAACTCAATCCCGCATGCCGTTTTTACCCGATTTACTGGGGCGACACGTTGGTCGCGATGAACAGCGTCATCTCGATGCCGTCAGGTGCGTATAAATACGCTTGGCGAACGCATCGCTTGGTTATTCTACCTGATTTCCAAGGCTTGGGAATGGGCACGAAAATCAACAACTTCTTCGGCGAGTATTACATCAACCAAGGCGCGAAATATTTCATTCGAACCACGCACGTCCGCCTTCGTCGCCATTTGGCAAAAAACAATAAATGGCGCGAAACGTCTTCATCTAATAAACAGCAAAAAAATTCGGCAACGTCTTCGCTGACGTATGACACGACTCGAATCGCCGCATCGTTCGAATACGTCGGCGCTGATTACAGCGCGAAACCGCACAAGACGTTGATCGTGGACGATGACGACACGCCGCCCACGATCGAAGAATTGAAAAAACTCAAGGAGGAGTTTTATTTGACGGTGGTCACGGGCCGGCACAAGGTCGAAAACGAAACCGAAAAAGCATGTAAAGCTCTTGGTATAAGGACTCAGCTGTTATACATAACGCAAAAAGGCATCACCAGACGCGTCAAATATCACGAGCAGACGACGACAGCGTCGCAGCCTAAGCAAACGAACGCACAAACGCAGAAACGCGCACCAGCGACGAAAAAACCCGCAAGCCCGACGCAAGAACGCACGATCGAAGCATACATGCCAACAACGGATCGCCCGATCCTGCCGAGCATGAAACCGCGCGAACAAATCGCGCCGACTGTCTCGATCGGCGACCGTCGAGTGCTGTATACCGACATCGAGACATACAGCGGCGAGGACATCAAACGCTCCGGTGCTTACAAATACATGGAGCATCCCGATTTCGAAATCATGCTGCTCGCTTATGCGTGGGATGATGAGCCTGTGCGCGTGATCGACTTCTTCGACCCGCTCGACGTTGAGCTCGAATTGCAAAACGTGCTCGACGGTTTGAACGATCCGAATGTGTTGAAAATATCACACAACACCGCTTTCGAACGGAACGCATATAAACGTCAATTCGGGCAGTATATGCCGCCCGAAGAGTGGCTCGACACGATGATCTTGTGCGCGATGAATGGTCTGCCGATGAGCTTGGACGAAGCAGGTGCAGCGCTGCAGTTGCAAAACCAAAAGATCAAGGAAGGCACCACGCTGATCAATTATTTCTGCAAGCCTTGCAACGCGACGATCGCGAACGGCGGACGCACGCGAAACCTACCTGAGCACGCACGTGATAAATGGGAGCGGTTCAAGACATACGCCGAGCGCGACGTGGTCACGATGCGCGACATTTACAAGCGCCTGCAGCAATTCCCGGTCACTGATTTCGAACGAGAAATCTGGTCGCTCGATAATCGCATCAATGAACGAGGCGTCTTGGTTGATACTGAATTGGCAGAAGCCGCAGTTGCAGTTGATGAAGCATTCACGACCGAACACTCGACCGAGATGCAACGCTTGACAGGACTCGACAACCCGAACAGCGTCGCTCAACTCAAAACGTGGTTGGAAACCGTCGGCGTGTATTGTGAAAGTCTGAACAAGGAAACCGTCAACGACCTCAAAGCAAAGGCAACCGATCGAACGACGAAACGCGTGCTTGAACTTCGACAACTGCTCGGAAAAACGAGCACGAAGAAATACCAAGCGATGCTCGCTGCAGCATGTGAAGACGATCGCGTTCGAGGGCTGCTTCAATATTACGGCGCAGGTCGAACCGGGCGCTGGTCAGGTCGTTTGGTGCAAATCCAAAACCTTCCGCAAAATCACCTCGACCACATCGAAAACGTGCGCGAGTTAGTGCGTGAACGAGATTTGGAATATTTGGAATTCTGCTACGAGAACGTGCCTGATGTGCTCAGTCAGTTGATCCGAACCGCGTTCATCGCTAAACCGGGACACACATTCCTCGTCGCTGACTATTCGGCAATCGAGGCGCGAGTGATCGCATACCTGTCCGGTGAGAAATGGCGACAGGACGTCTTCGCAGGCGACGGCAAAATCTATGAAGCCAGTTATTCTCGCGCGTTCAACGTGCCGATCGAAAGCGTCAAAAAGGGAAGCCCTGAACGCCAAAAAGGAAAAATCATGGAGCTCGCGCTCGGTTACGGCGGAGGCGTCAATGCGTTGATCGCGTTCGGTGCTGACAAACTCGGCCTGTCCGACGCAGAGATGCAGGGGCTCGTCGATGCGTGGAGATTAGCTTCGCCTACCATACCGCGATTCTGGCGCGAGGCTGAAAACGCAGCCCGATCGGCGATTCAAACGCCCGGACGCACGTTCACGCTGTCGTGCGGTGTGAAATATCGCAAAGACGCCGACGCGCTTCGCTGTCGTTTACCATCGGGAAGAATTCTGTCCTATTGGAACGCACGCATCGAAGAACAGAACATCGTTTTCATGGGCCAAGGTCAAGAATCTCGCAAATGGATGAAACTCAAAACGTGGGGCGGAAAGCTCGTTGAGAACATCGTGCAAGCATACGCTCGCGACTGCTTGGCGGTTGCGATGTTGCGACTCGAAAAAGCCGGATATAGCATCGTCTTTCACGTTCACGATGAAATCATCGCGGAAGCACCCGAAGATCGACGTTGGGAAGACATGGCCGAGATCATGGGTGAACCGATCGAATGGGCGCCGGGCCTGTTGCTTCGTGGTGACGGATATGAAACCAAATTTTATAAAAAGGATTAACGAAGCATGAGTGTAGTGAAAGTAAATTGGAGCGGAGGTAAAGATAGCTCTTGCGCCGTTATGAAACACATCGAAAACGGTGATCACGTGAAAGTCGTGTGCTACGTTCCTATGTTTACCGCGACCATACCGCTCATCACAAAAAAGCATCACGATTTCATTATGCGAACGGCGAAATTGTTTCGATCACTCGATGCAGAAGTTTACATCGTGAGCGGCATCACGTATTGCGAACAGGTCATGCGACCCGCCCTCGCGGGACCGCACAAAGGACGAATTATAGGCTTTCCGTTATTCAAGCGCGGTTGGTGTCATTTCAAACGTGATTCCAAAATAAAAGCCCTGCAACAAGTTGACGTTGGACAATACGATTTTGAAGATATCGGGATCGCGGCGGACGAAACAAATCGCCACGATCAACTGTCCGACAAACTGAGATCCATCCTGTGCGAGCTCGGCATCACGGAAGCGGACGCGAAACAATATTGCATCGAGCGTGGCATTTATTCGCCGCATTACGACAGACGAAAACGCGACGGATGCGCTCTTTGCCCGTTCGCGAACGACGATGAACGCGCACAATGGTTTCAAGATTATCCCGAAGCGATCCCGATACTTTGGGAGCTGCAAGAATTCGTTCGACGTGAAAGACCCGATACTTCGCCATTACGCGGGCATAAATGGTTCATCGATACGAAACCAAATTTTATAAAAAGGACTAATGCGACATGAAGATATCACATGACAAAACGCTGGACGTCGCTTTTGGCACATCGCGAAAGACGAAAACGTGGAAAAACAAACCGATCAACTGGTCCGAATTGCTGGACCGATTGGCGGTCACCACGCGAACGCCTGAAACGATGGCAGAATACAAAGCGATGAATCGCGACAACCAAAGCCAAATCAAAGACGTGGGCGGTTTTGTCGGGGGTTACTGTAACAATGGTAGCCGCTCCGACATCCGATTCCGTTCGCTCCTGTGCTTGGACGCCGATTTCGCTGATGGCGAATTGTGGCCGGACTGGGAGTTGGCATACGGCAATGCTGCCGCGATATACAGCACGCACAAACACACACCTGAAAAACCGCGTCTGCGTTTGGTCGTACCGCTGACGCGAGACGTCAATCCAGACGAATATCAAGCCATCGGTCGACGCGTCGCTGCATCGCTCGGCATTGATAAATTCGACGACACCAGCTACCAACCGCAGCGCATGATGTATTGGCCCAGCACGAGCTTGGATGGCGAGTACATGTTCGAATACATCGACGCGCCTTTCCTCGATCCTGACGCGATTCTTGCGACATACCACGACTGGCATGACATATCGTCTTGGCCTATGAGCTCACGCGTCGCTGACGTGCAAAAGAAAACCGCTGCAAAACAAAAAGACCCGCTCGAAAAAGGCGGTCTCGTCGGTGCGTTCTGTCGTGCATACACGATCACGGAAGCGATCGAAGCATACGTGCCGAGCTATCAACCGTGCGACGAGCCGAATCGTTACACATACACCGACGGCAGCACCGCCGCAGGCGTGGTCGTGTACGATGACAAATTCACCTACAGCCACCACGCGACCGATCCTGCCGCGATGCAATTGTGCAACGCCTGGGACTTGGTGCGCTTGCACCGATTCCATGAGCTCGACGACGATTTCGATCCCGACAAGCCGATCACATCGCGCCCGAGTTACAAAGCGATGACGCAACTCGCCGCGAACGATGAACGCGTCAAGGTGCAGCTCGTCAACGATCGAACGGCAGAAGCGACAAACGACTTCGACGCGCCGATCGATGAATCGCAACCGGACGACTGGAAGAAGCGGTTGAAAATCACCGAAAAAGGCGCACTCGCGCAAACGATCGAAAACGTGGTCTTGATACTCGAAAACGACCCGAATCTCGCGGGATGTTTGGCGCTCAACGAAATGGAGCACAACATCGTGATCAAGCGCAACCTTCCTTGGCGAAAAATTCGAGGCGTCAGTCAATGGGTCGATTCGGATGATGCGTCGCTTCGCTACTACCTTGAGCGCATTTACGGCTTGAGCGGTAAAGATCGTATCTTCGACGCTGTCAACGTCGTCGCGCAGGAAGCTGCTTTCCACCCGGTCAAAGAATACCTCGAAGCATGTGAATGGGATGAGGTGCCGCGCGTCGAGACGTTGTTGATCGATTACTTGGGCGCTGAAGATAACGACTACACGCGAACAGTGACACGCAAAACGCTCGCTGCAGCAGTCGCGCGTATATATCGACCCGGCTGTAAATTCGATTACATGCTGACGCTTCGAGGCAAACAGGGCATCGGTAAATCTGCACTGATCGCGAAGCTCGGCGGGCCGTGGTTCTCGGATACGTTCACAACGATGCAAGGCAAAGAAGCCTATGAACAAGTGATCGGTGTATGGCTCATGGAAGTCGGCGAATTGGCTGGAATGCGAAAAGCAGAAGCCGAAACGATCAAGCTGTACGTATCAAAACAAACCGATCGCTTCCGTCCTGCGTACGGACGCAGGCTGCAAGAGTTCCCGCGTCAGTGCATATTCATCGGCACGACGAACGAATCGCAATTCTTGCGCGACACAACCGGCAATCGTCGCTTCTGGGTAGTCGATACACCGAACAAGCCGCGCTTGTCGTTGTGGAATGATTTAACGCCTGACATGGTGCGCCTGATATGGGCCGAAGCCGTGCAGATATACGAAGCGGGAGAAGACCTTTTCTTGCCGCCGAACATCGAAAAGATCGCTCGCGAAGTCCAAGAAAGCTACGAAGAAGAAAATCCGCGTGCAGGCATCATCGCCGACTATCTCGACCGCCTGCTGCCGACCGATTGGGAAAGCATGGACATCTATTCACGTCGCGCATTCTTGGAAAGCGACACGAAAGGCACGATCGAACGCTCGACAGTGTGCGCGCTCGAAATATGGGCCGAGGTGCTGGGAGGAAATCCCGAAAAATTCGACCGATACGCGATCAAAGAAATCCGCGACATTCTCGCTCAAATGCCTGAATGGGAGTCACAAGGTCGAACGCAAAAAACCATCAAGCCGTATGGCAGACAAAGATATTTCGAAAGGAAGAAAACAGAATGATCAAACGAGGAGAAATTTACTTCGTCAAAAGACGAAACGATCTCAGCTTCGGATCGGAAACCGCTAAGTCGCGTCCGGGCATCATCGTCAGCAATAACGCACTAAACGCGACCAGCGACGTGGTCGAAGTGGTGTACCTTACTACTCAACCGAAAAAAGATCTGCCCACTCACGTCAATATCGACGCGACAGGCACGTCTTCCGTCGCATTATGCGAGCACATCGATCACGTATCGATCAACTTGCTCGGATCGCGGTGTGGAGTATGCAGCGACGCAGAAATGATCGCGATCGATCGCGCGTTGATGCGTTCGTTAGGTCTCGGCATTGAAGAAAACGACGAATCAAACGACGAAACGGCGACGGATGACGCCGTTGGCATGGTTGAACTTTTCGAAGCATACGTGCGAGCAACCGCCGAACGCGATGCGTATAAAGCGATGTTTGACAAAACCATGACCATCGTGGGCCTTAACCTTAACAAAAAATAAACCAAAGGAGAAAAAAACTATGACTTGTCCCGTATGTGGTGGTGAAACCAAAGTAATCGATTCTCGAGCACCCGACTGCGAGCACGTTCGTCGTCGTCGTGAATGCGTTGAATGTAAATACCGTTTTTTCACGGTGGAATATGAGGAGGAGCTTGCGGATGAACACACTCGAAAAGGACTTGGAGAAGAAACTCCGGTTGAACATCGAGAAACTGAACGGCTTCTGTCTAAAATGGGTATGCCCTGGATGGGTAGGCGTGCCTGATCGAATCGTCCTACTGCCTGGCGCGCGAATTTATTTCGTAGAAATGAAACGCCCAAAAGGTGGGCATCTTAGCGCGATGCAGAAAAAATGGCACGAATGGCTCACGCGCTTGGGCTTTTCGTGCTGGACGATTTGGACGGAAAGCGACTTGACGTTGTTTTTATTGCTCATCGAAAAAGAAAAAGGAACAAACACATGAACTTCACACCTTACCCACACCAAGCGGCGGGCATCAATTGGATCATTGATCGCTCGGCATGCGCGCTCCTTTGGGGAATGGGCACCGGCAAAACCGTGACGACGTTGACTGCAGTCGACAGAATCCTGAACGATTACCTCGAGAGCGGGCCGGTGCTCGTGATCGCGCCGAAACGCGTCGCCGAGAACACGTGGAGCAAAGAAACCGCTAAATGGGAGCATTTGCAACACCTGCGAATCTCTCGCGTCATGGGCACGGAAAAACAACGCCTGGACGCGTTGAACGTGAAAGCCGACATATACGTCATCAACCGCGAAAACGTCGTCTGGCTCGTCGATAAACTGTTGACTTGTTGGCCGTTCCCGATCGTGGTCATCGATGAGCTTTCCAGCTTTAAATCTGCACAGGCGAAACGCTGGAAGGCGTTGCGTAAAGTGCGCGGTCGTATCCGTCGCCTGATCGGACTGACAGGTACACCTCGCCCGAACGGATTGGAAGACCTGTGGCCCGAGATATACTTGCTCGATCAAGGGCAGCGTTTGGGCCGCACGATCACCTCGTTCCGTTCTGCGTTCCTTGTTCCCGACAAAATGAACGGGCACATCGTTTATAGCTATCGACCCAAAGACGGAGCGGAGAAAGACGTGTATAACCGAATCAGCGACCTGTGCATGAGCATCAAAAAAGAAGACGTGATCACGCTGCCCGGTCAAGAATACATCGACATCGAACTCGACGCGCCCAAATCATTGTTGAAACAATACAAACAATTTGAGCGCGACAAAGTGCTCGAATGCTTGAACGAAGAAGGCGAGATCGTCGCAGGCACAGCCGCCGCGTTGACTAACAAATTGCTTCAGTTTGCGAATGGTGCTATTTACGACGTGGACAAAAACGTGCATCACGTGCATGACATCAAACTCGACGCGCTCGAGGAGATGATCGAAGAAGCGGGAGGCGATCCTGTGCTGTTGCTGTACGCGTACAAACACGACGCCGATCGAATACGTGAACGCATCAAATGCCGCGCGCTCGACACGCCTGACGACATCGACGCGTGGAACCGAGGCGAAATACCTGTCGCGCTCGCGCATCCGGCGAGCATCGGTCACGGATTGAACCTGCAAGACGGCGGACATATCCTCATCTGGTTCGGGCTCCCGTGGTCGCTCGAATTGTATCAACAGGCAAACGAACGATTGAATCGACCGGGACAAAAGAACGTCTGCCACGTCTATCACCTGATCCTAAAAGGCACGCACGACGAACGCGTGCTCAAATCACTAAAAAACAAAGAGAAAGGACAAGCCGCCGCGATCGAAGCGCTGCGACTTGAAATACTGAATGAAAGTAATCAAAATTGACCTTCCCGCTGAACTCGAAAGCATCGAGTTGATCATCTTCTCGGATGAACATCTCGGCGATCAGCAAAGCGACATCAAACGACTATTGCAGCGCGTCGAATACGTGAAAAACACGCCGAACGCGTATTGCATTCTGAATGGCGACATCTTGGACAACGCGACCAAGACGAGCATCGGCGACACGTACACGCAAACGCTCAGCCCGATGGAGCAATTGCAGCAGGCGGTCGAAATTTTCGAACCGATCAAAGACCGCATATTGTGCTTTGATCACGGCAACCACGAAAACAGGACATATAAGCACGAAGGAATCAACCTCACGGCGTTGCTCGCGGCTCAACTTGGTTTGTCGCATCGATACTCGCCTACCTCCACGCTGTTGTTCTTGCGTTTCGGCGAAGGATCGTCTCACGTACACAAACGAAAAATCAGATATACAATTTACGCGCTGCACGGCAGCGGAGGCGGTCGCAGCGAAGGAGCGAAAGCTAACCGCTTGGCGAGCATGGCGTCGATCGTGGATGCGGACATTTACATCCATTCCCACACGCATCTGCCGATGATCATCCGCCAAGCGTTTCATCGCGTCGACACTATCAACAGCACCGTCGCGCTCGTCGATAAGTTGTTCGTCAACACCGCTGCCAATCTCAATTATGGTGGGTACGGCGAAGCGGCCGAATTTAAGCCGTCGAGCAAAGAAACACCAGTCATATATTTGAACGGAAAAAAGAAAGAATTCAAAGCGAAACTGTAACGAAAGGAGCGCGACGAATGACGCTAAAAAAGCTGGAATTGTACCGCGATTTGAAAGCTGAACGCGACTACCTGCGCGAACAAAGCGGAAAAGACGAGACGTTGCGCGTCGTGTACAGCGAAACGATTCAACGATTAACCGAGCAACTCACTGAAATCGAACGCGCGATCGAAACGCTCGAACCGCGTGAACGCCAAGCGATACGTATGCACTACATCGACGGCCTGTCGTGGGAAGCGATCGGGTACAAGATGTACTACGAACGATCGCAAATATTTCGCATTCGCAAAGCAGCGATCGAAAAACTGAAAAACGCATAAACACAAACACCATCGAAGCAATTCGGTGGTGTTTTTTTTTCATGTTTACAGTTTAGTTACAATCTTTTAAGAGCTTGTTAGCCAACTTTACACTCAACGGGTGTATAATATGTATGTAATCAAGAAGAAGGAGATACAAATCATGAAAAAATACATCACCGCTAAATTCCTCAATACTAAATTCAATACCGTTTTCGAGCAAGATTTCAACAGCTACAACGAATTCGAAAAATTCTTGATCGTCAATAAACAGTACGTTCTTTTGAACGTCGTTTATGCTAAATAAAAACAAGACATTAGAAAGGAAATAAACATCATGCCGAAGTACATCATCAAAACCACTTATTTAGAAGGCCCACACGAAGGCAAAACCTGTTACGTGACCAAGTACGGCTGCATCCTCGAAGGTGCTGCCTTGAATCACATTTGGCAAGACGACGTTTACGACACGCTCGCCGCGTGTAAAACCGCTTGCACGCTACGCATGAAGCACATCGAAGTGCAGCGCCGCATCGAATTGAAAGATCGCGAACGTCGACTGGAACAGGGCAAGCCTGTGAGCAAATATCGACTTTATTATTCTGAAAAATACGAACCTTTCGCCGTCGAAAACGACGTCGTCCTCAAATAAGAAAGGAGAACATCATGAAAATTAAATCGTTTTTAAAAGCGCTTCATCCCGAAACGTATGTCCGCATCGTAAATTGTGACGATGAAGAACTAGCGTACAATCAAGCCGAAAGCATCATCAAACACGGCAATTCGAAATTGAACGTGATCAAAGCTTACCCTGAATGCTCCCCGTTGACCGGGGAACGCCAAGCGATCACCGTGGTGGTTCAAGAATCATAAACCAAACGCCGATCGGGCGGCTAAACCGCCCAATTTGATCATTAACGAAATCAATTTAATCATTAACAACACAAAAGGAGAACACTATGAAACTCGAATTTGTACCCGTAAAAAATCAAAGATTTGAGATCGGAAGAACGATCAATCCATTCGAATGTGATTGCGAAAAATGCGATTTCATGAATTGCCCCAAACACAATTATGCTGTGAAAATGAAACGAAAACGACACACAGTCGAGGAATACATCAATTATTACTCGGACGATCTGAAAAAATTCGGCTTTATGACTGAAGATCTGTTGAGTGAATTCATGGATTTGTTTTCTTTCCCTAAAGGCACATATTGGCGGACAGATTATGATAACACTTATGTTGAACTTGTTTGTTTTAATCGCAACTATGATGAAGTTTGCAAAGGAACAATAAACGCAAGAACCGGCGAAATATGGGAATATGATTTTTCTGAACCGGAATATAAATTGGCTTGCAGGATTTCAAACGGAATAAAAAAAGTCTACGAATTCATAGAAACAGAATGGGAAAAAATCGAAAAAAGAAGTTGAAAAAATTTATTGATGAAAAAGGAGAACACCATGAAACTGATTAAAAAAATCTTGGACGCGATCGCGTACCCGTTTATCGCGTTTTCCATAATCGCGGAAGAAACGCGCAACATGAACGCCGAAACTGAAGCATACAAACGCATGAAACGCGAGGAAAAGAGGTGCAGACGATGAAATCGATGATACCCAGAAAGATGACCAACGCGGAAATGAAAGCGCTCGAAGGCGAAATCCGCAAACAAATCGCCGCGAGCGTGAGTAGTCTTCAAAAGCACATCGAAGCGATCGTCCTGTGGCAGATTCACACGCAACTCGATCTCGATGTCGAAGAATTGGAAGCATTCCTCGAAGCGTTTCAACCTGCGCTGCAGGAATTAAAAGCGTTTTATGAAGTCGAAACCGAAGCAGATACTGAACTCGCATGCGTGTATAATTTGAAAACGATCGGCTTCGACACCAGCAAACTTGGCAACGCTTTTTCAATAGAATACACAGTTAACGGGAGGTGAGTGATATGGCACGATGTTTGAATTGTATTCATTGCGATGTTTGTGATACCGATAGGTGCGAAAAAGAACGATTGTATGGACAATGCTCGAATTTCTTGCACGATGACGATGTTGTGCCAAAGAGCGAGGTTGTAAAGGAGATTTTTGAGGAGATTGAGCAAGAAATCGCAGAAGCCTTGAAAAGTAATTATCGAGTGTTAGAAGCGTATGATGATGGGCGATGCAACGAATATATACTTGAACTCGTAAATAGAGTCAAGGGTAAGATTGCCGCTTTGCGTGGCATAGACGATTTTATTGACGAACTTGAAATGAAATACACGAGGTGAGTGATATGGACGAAAAAATGACCGTTCAGCAAATATGCGAATCATACGGGATCGGCCAAACCGAACTCGCGCGAAAATTCGGTATCCCGCTCAGGACAGTGCAAAACTGGCATGCGGGTGTTCGCGTGCCGCCCGATTACGTGGTGCGCATGATCGACGAATTGCTGCGACGCGAAGAAACCAATTAAAACACATCAAACACGCCATCGATCACATCGAAGGCGTGTTTTTTAATGCACCTTGGACGCTCGATTTGGGTGCATTTACTGCATCAAGTGCATCAAGTTCATAATCTGTTCATATATGTCTAAATTGTGAACTTGATGCACTTGATGCACTTTTTTGAGGTTTGGGTGCACTTAAAAAATCGCGGGAACCGTTGCCACTCAAAGACTTTTTTCTTAACTGCATCAAGTGCATCAAGTGCATCAACATCTACAAAACTATTTCAGGAAAGGCGGTAAATATATAGTTTTATGATATTTAGCGTCTTTCCTGAGAGTTTTATAGAAACATGGGTGCACTTGATGCACTTGATGCACTTCAAGCAGTAGTGCGTGTATGCCGGCAAGGAACTCGGTGGTACTGTATGGCGCGTTAGTACGTGATATAATGATGAGGTACTAATTGGGACAGTATTCCAATTAGCACACTGAATTCATGAGTGTAAATACCGGCATAGGATAGGCTGGTGCGGTGGGTGGTTGGGATAATGACACAAAAAGAATTCTACAAAAGTCGATCGTGGTATAGAGCTAAGTACGCATACATATCTAAGCGTAAAGCGATCGATGGAGGCTTATGTGAAGTATGTCACGAAGAGCCTGGCAAGGTGGTGCATCACATCATCTGGCTTGACGATGACAACTGCAACGATCCAAACATAAGCCTAAATCCTGATTTATTTAAGTATGAATGCCAAACATGTCACAATCGTGAAGTTGATCCGCGAAAAGCAAAGACGGGTCGCTGCCTGTACGGGTCGAACGGTGAAATCATACGCAATACAGACTATTAAACGAAGCGGACAGCCCCCATGCCGCGCTAAAATAACGACCTGGGGAGAC